AGACGTTGAAAAGGTTGGCGGCCAATCCGGTGCACCGTAGATAACCGCCCCGGGTTGACTGTCCCCAACCCCGAGCGCATCTTGTAGCCGCCCGCCCATCTTCCGGGCGGGGGAACCGTTTCCCCCGCCCCGCAGCCCCCCCCAGAGCCCACACTCGCCGTGCAGCGACCCGCCGGGTCGCCCCAGTCCCCCCACCGGGAGGGCACGGTATGAAGGGCTATCTGCAATCCACCACCATTTGGGGGCTCGCCATCCTGGCGGGCACCTGGCTGGCCACGCGCCTGGGCTTTCAGCTCGGCCCCGCCGAGATCGAGCAGCTGCTGACCGCGCTCCTGGAGGTCTGCGGCTGGACCCTGGCGCTCTATGGGCGCAGCACGGCCAGCGCCCAGCTCGCCGGCCTGTGGCGTGCCCGGTCCGCGGCGGACCAGGGCGACGCGCCCAAGGCGGGCTGAGATGGCCACCGCCGTCGATCGGGACATCGCTATCGAGCGCGCCCTCGGGAGGATCGAGGGGCGCCTGGGCGCCATCGAGCGCGCCCAGGAGGCCCAGACGGACAAGCTGGACTCGGTCGCCGGGCGGCTCGACGACCATCGGTTGAGCGTGGCCAAGCAAGGCGGGATCTACGGTGCCCTGGCCTCGGTCGGGGTAGCCCTGATCACCACCTGGCTTGGGCGCGGGCATCCCTGAGCCATGGCCTACCCGCCCGAGGTCCGAGCCGCCGTGCGGGCGGCCTACATCTATCAGCGCCTGGCGCTGGTGGACGCCGCGGCGGCCGCCGGGGTGCCGGAGGGGACGGCCCGCTCCTGGCAGCGGGCCGCCCGCCACAGCGGGGACGATTGGGATGCGGCCCGCTCCGCGGCCTCCCTGTCCCGCGAGGGGCAGTTGGCGGTGGCGAGCCTGGTGCTGGAGCAGTTCGTTCTGCAGTTCCAGGCCACATTGGAGCGGCTCAAGGGCGCGACGGATATGGGCCCGATCGAGCGCGCCGAGATCCTGGCCCGCCTCTCCGACTCCTACACCAAGATGATGAGCGCCGCCGGCAAGGTGGCCACGCCCATCAGCCGACTCGGCGTGGCGATGGAGACCATTCGCACCCTGTCGCGGTTCATCGCCGAGCGCCGCCCAGACGCCCTGGATACCTTCGCCGACATGCTGGACGAGTTCGGGTCCCACCTGGCGGAGACCATCAATGGATGACGCCGACCGCGCCGAGATCGAGATCGAGCGGGCCATGGATCTGAACCTGGCCAAGCTGCGCGAGCGCGCTCAGCCGGTGGGGCCCCCGCGCCTCGGGGCGGACGGGGCCCGGCTCTGTCTGGGCTGCGGCGAGCCCATTTGTGCGCGGCGCCTGGCGGCGGCCCCCGCGGCGGTGCGCTGCGTCGGGTGCCAGGCGGACGCCGAGCGGGGCCGGCCGTGAAGCGCTCGCGCTGGCCGCGGGTGCGGGCGCCGGGGCAAATGCGCAGCGCGCTGCGCATATGGTTTTTCAGATATACGGCGGACCATATGCGCGGCGCGCCGCGTATTTGGGTTTCCATATATACGGCGAGCCATATGCGCAGCGCGCTGCGCATTTGCGCGGCGCGGGTGCCGTCGCTCGGACTGCGGCTGTGTGCCCTGCTGGCGATGGCCCTGCTGGCGGGACTGCTGGCCTGGTGGCTGCTTGCGGCGCCTGGCGGGTCCACGGGGGAGGGTTGGGCGTGAAGCTGAGCTACCGGGACTTCATGCGCGAGCTGTGGGCCGAGCGCGATCGGCTCAAGCGCGATATCGAGGCCCGGCGCCTGGCGCTGGACCCCTCGCCAGAGGCGCGGCGCGAGCGCCGCCGCCGAGTGCTGGTGGGGCAAGACTACTGGTGGTGGGCGACGACCTATTTCCCGCATTACATCCGCGGCGAGGGGTCGAGCTTCCAGCGCCACTTCTGCCAGCGGGTGCCGCTCCTGCTGCGCGCCCCGGGCGGCTGCGTGGAATGGTGGATCGCCCCGCGCGGCGAGGCCAAGTCGAGCCTCGCCACCAAGCTGCTGCCGATCTGGTGCACCCTCCAGGCCCTCCTACAGCGCGACGAGATCCGCACCGAGGTGGGCTGGGACGGGGAGCCTCCGCCGTTCGTCGACTACATCCTGTTGTTGTCTGCCGAGACGCGGCTGCCGACCAAGGCGCTGGACGCGATCAAGGTCGAGCTGGAGAACAACCCGAGCCTGGCCCTGGACTGGCCGGAGGCGTGCGGCCGAGGGCGCATCTGGAAGGTGGGCGAGGCGCTCACCGCCACCGGGGTGAAGATCGAGCCCTTCGGCGCGGAGCAGGCCGTGCGCGGGACGGCGGTGGGGGCAAGCCGCCCGAAGCTCCTGATCCCCGACGATCTGATCACCGATGCCGAGGCCAAGAGCCCCGCCGAGCGCGATAACCGCTGGACCTGGGTCACCCGGGCGCTGGAGTACTTAGGCCCCCCCGACGGGACCCTCAAGACCCTCGGCGTCGGGACTGTGCTGAATCCTGACGATCCGATCAGCCGGGCCAAAAAGACCCCCGGGCACCTGGTGCACCACTTCCGGGCCTTGGAGCGCGAGCCGGAGCGCATGGACCTCTGGGGGCAATGCGAGGTGCTGATGCGCGACGCGGATCGGCCCGCGGATGAGGCGGCCGCGGCCCGCGGCGACAAGCTCGACCTGGCCGATCTGCCCTCCGCCCGCTTCTATCGCGTTCACAAGAAGGCCATGGACAAGGGCGCTCGGGTGTCGTGGCCGGGCGTGCGGGACCTCTATGCCCTGATGCGGATGCGGGTGCGCGCCGCCCGGGCCTTTGCCACCGAGATGCAGGGCGAGGGCAATACCGAGGACCGCGTCTTCGGCAGTTGGTCCCATTGGACGGGCCAGGCCGGCCCGCACTGGGTGTGGTACGGCGCCGTGGACCCCTCCATGGGCAGTCGCGACCCCTCTGGCATCCTGTGGGGCGCATGGGACCCGGCGAGCCTGACGCTCCATGTGCGCCGCGACGACGTGCGCCGCCGGGCGCCCTCGAAGCTGCGCGCCGACCTGGTGCGCGGACAGCGGGAATTCCGCGCGGCCGCAATCGCCTTCGAGAACAACAATGCCTATGAGGACATGCGCCGCACCTCGATCGCCTACGGCCAGGCCCAGGGCACGCCGCTGCCGCTGATCGGGGTCACCGCGGTCGACAGCCCCCAGGTGCGCATCGAGTCGCTGGAGCCCTTCCTCACGGACCCCATCGCGCCGGACCCCCAGCCTGGCCACCACTATGAGGCGCTCACCTGCCTGTACATGCTGTGGGTGCTGGCCACCAGCCGGGCCCAGAAGTACGACTTCCGCCGGGTGGCCAACGACGCGACGGCCGGACTCTCCGGTCAGGGGATCTACTAATGAGTGCACGACCGGTACCGGAACCCGCCCTGGCCCTGATCCGCCAATGGGAGGGGCTGCGCCTGGCGGCCTACCGGGATGCGGTGGGGGTGGCCACCATCGGCTATGGACACACCGGCCCGGTGGGCGGCCAGCCGCTGCGTCTCGGGATGCGCATCGACCGCGCGACGGCCGAGGAGCTGCTGGCCGAGGACGCCCAGGAGGTGGCGGACAAGATCGCCGCGGCCGCCCAAGTGCCCCTGACCGATGGGCAGTTCGGGGCCCTGACCTCCTTCGCCTTCAACCTCGGGTGGGGGGCGCTGCGCGGCTCCACCCTGTGGCGCCTGGTGCAGGCCGGGGACATGCGCGGGGCCGCGGGCCAGTTCGGGCGCTGGACCAAGGCGGGCCGTCCGCTGCGGGTCCTGCCCGGGCTGGTGAAGCGCCGGGCGGCCGAGCGGGCGCTGTTCGCGGGGGCGTGACGGGCGATGCAGGTGGCCTGGAGACGCCAATCGTCGTGGTCCGTCCGGCTCTATCGCCGGCTGGCCGATGCCGCCGGAGAGGCCCAGTCGCCCTATGCGGTGTCGCGCTCCGTGGGGCTCATCCTGGAGACCGGGGAGCTGGCCCCGCGCTTCAGCGCCTGGAACGGCTGGCCGCTGGAGCCAGGACGGCGGGATATCCCCTTCCCCGAGCTGCTCGGGGTCTACGAGGAGGCGGACCAGGCCAAGGCCGTGTGTCTCGCCCATTGCCGCGAGCGATACGAGGTCTGCAATGCATAGCGTGCCCTGTGCCCATCTGCTCGAAGACGCCCTGGGTGGCGATGTGGCGAGCGGTCGCTGCGAGCTCGCGCGGCGCATCCCAGAGGACTGCGGGGCCTGTCCGGCCTATGTCCCCGGACTGACCCTGGAGGAGCGCACCCGCTGCGAGATCTGGACCCGCGTGATGGGCTATCACCGGCCGCTCTCGGCATTCAATCCAGGCAAGCGCTCCGAGCACGCCGAGCGCACGCCGTTCGAGGAGCCGCCGACATGCTGATCCGTACCTGGCACGCCGCCCGCGCGGGCCTCGCCCGGCTGCTCGCCACCGAGAAGTCCGGCCCAGCCTTGTCCCGACCCGTGCTGCCCATGGCAAGCCTGGACGGGTTGACCCCGGAGCGCCTCGCGGGGCTGCTGAAGTCCGCGGTCACGGGCTACAGCCGGGACTATCTGGAGCTGGCCGAGCGGATGGAGGAGACGGACCTGCACTATCGCGCCGTGGTGCAGACCCGGCGCCTGGCGCTCGAAGGGCTGGACGTGCGCGTGGTGGCCGCCGCGGACCGGGGCGCCCCGCGCGTCCAGGCCCAGCGCCTGGAGGAGCTGGTGCGCGCCGATTGGTTCGGCGACCTGCTGAAGCTCTCGGACGGCATCGCCAAGGGCTATGCGGTGGGCGAGCTGATCTGGGATACCGCGGGCTCCGAGTGGCGCCCGGCCCAGGTGCTGATCCGGCCCCAGGCGTGGTTTCAGTTCGCCAAGGCGGATGGGCGAACCCTGCGCCTGCGCGACGGCACGTCCAACGGGGCCGAGCTGACCCCCTATGCCTTCGTGACCCATATTCCTGAGCTCAAGGCCGGGCTGCCGATCCGTGCCGGGCTGGCCAGGGCGGCGGCCTGGTCTTATCTCTTCAAGGCCCTGGCGCTCAAGCGCTGGGTCATCTCGGCGGAGATCTTCGGCATGCCGGTGCGCCTGGGCCGGTATCCGGCGGGCACCGGCGAGGGGGACATCGACATCCTGTTTCGGGCGGTGCGGGCGATCGGGACGGACGCCTCCGCGGTCTTCCCGGACTCGATGCAGATCGAGCTGAAGGAGTCCAAGGGGGCGGCCGGGACCGACATCCAGGAGCGGCTGTGTCGCTATCTGGACAGCCAGGTCAGCAAGGCGGTCCTCGGCCAGACCATGACCACGGACGACGGCTCCAGTAAGAGCCAGGCCGTGGTGCACAACGAGGTGCGCTTGGACCTGCTGGCCGCGGACGCCCGGGCCCTGGCGCGGACGCTGAACACCCAGGTGGTGCGCCCCTGGGTGGACCTGAACTGGGGGCCCCAGGCGGTCTATCCGCGCCTGGAGCTGCCGGTGGAAGAGCCCGAAGACCTGGCGGCGCTCGCCGACGCCTTGGCCAAGCTGGTGCCGGTGGGCCTGCCGGTACCGGCCCGTTGGGCGGCGGGCAAGTGGGGGGTGCCGGAGCCGGCCGAGGGCGAGGCATTGTTGGGCGCCCCGGCGCCTGCCGTCCCAGAGGGCGGGCCGCTGGCTCCCCAGGCGGTGCGTGCCGCCCATCGGGCGGGCGATGGGCAGTCGGCGCCCGACGGGATCGACGCCCTGGTGGACGAGTCCTTAAGCAGTTGGGAGCGCGATCTCTCGCCCCTGGTCGAGCCCCTACGCGCCGCCCTGGACGCGCTGGCGCCAGAGGCGACCGCGGCCGAGGCCCTAGCGCTCCTGCCCGGCCTGCTGGCCAAGATGGACGCGGGCCCCCTGGCCGAGCGGCTGTCCAAGGCGGCCTATGTGGCGCGCCTCGCCGGGAGGGCGGGGATCGAGCCCGAGGCGGAGTAGGCGGTGCCCGTCGCCATCGGCCCGGGCGCCGCCTCGACTCCCATCCAGGAGGACTGGACCCCGTCCCAGTTTGCCCGCCTGTTTGCGCTCACCCCAGAGGGGGCCGCCGAGTACCTCGCGGGCCGCGAGCGGCTCGCGATCACCTACGACTGGCGGGCCCTGTGGCAGGACGAGCACGCCCAGCAGTTCACCGTCTCGCGCCTGGCCCGGCTGGACCTGCTCAAGGCGATCTATGAGGGGATCGTGCAGTCGGTCGGCGGGGACCTGACCCGGCGCGACTTCGCCCGCGACGTGACCCAACTGCTACAAAAATCCGGTTGGTGGGGCAAGGTGGAGGTCATGGACCCGGACACCGGGGAGCTGCTCGCCACCCGCTTCAATCCGGCGCGCGTGAAGCTGATCTACGACACCAACGTGCGCATGGCCCACGCCGCCGGGCGCTGGGAGCGCATCCAGGCGGCCAAGGGCACCCATCCCTATCTGCGCTACATCACCAAGGACGATGGGCGGGTGCGGGACGAGCATGCCGCCTGGCACAATCTGACCTTGCCGGTGGACCACCCCTTCTGGCGGACCCACTATCCGCCCAACGGCTGGCGCTGCCGCTGCCGCGTCGTCGCCATGAGCCAGGCGGAGTACGACCGAGGCAAGAGCCCCACCGGCGATCCGCTGCGCACCAAGGCACCGCCCACCGAGACGGTAGAGTGGGTCAACAAGTACACCGGGGATGTCGAACAGGTGCCGGTCGGGATCGATCCGGGATTCGGCTACAACGTGGGCGTCGCCGGCCAACGGCGGGCGGCCGAGCGCCGCCTGGTCGAGACCAAACGGGCGTCGCTCCCCCCAGCCCTCGCTGCCGCGGCGCAGGCCGAGGCACTCTGGGCAGGAGACCCCCTCGGGCCGCTCGCCCGCAGCGCCACTGGAGATGACGGCGGCGCCGGGGCGACGATCGGGCTCGGCGCGGTCGACACCGATACGCTCGACGGCGTGCGTGAGGTCTTGGTGTCCTTCGCCGTCAGAAACACCGATGGCTGGCTGCCCCACGGGGTACGCCGGGTGGTAGCCGCTAACCTCGGGGAGGCCACCGTCGCCGCCACCGATGACCGCGGCCATTTCGTGCTGGGCACCGCCCCGCTCTCCAGCGCCGGGGGCCGCAGCGGGCGCGAACTGATTACCGAGGCCCTCACCGCGATCAAGGAAGGTCGTGCGCTGGATTTCGAGCAGGAGTACGGGATCGAATGCCTGTGGCACGAGATCCTCCACAACAGCCAGCGACACCGAGAGCCCCCGGGGGTGCCCATCGAGCAGCGCCGCCTGGTCGAATCCCTGCACCAGACTCTCGCCCGGCAAACCTATCCGATCCTCTTGCGGGCCCTGGGTCGCGCCCCGGCGCATCTGACCCAGGTCCGCGCCGCGGGTCTCGCCTATCCGCGAGCCGCGGGCCGCTTCCAGGCGCTGCTCCAGAAGCTCGGCCTGCAAACCGCAGAGTGGCAGATCGCTCCAGAGACGATCGACGCGCTGCTCGCGCTGCTGCGCGAGACGCCTTACGATGCGATGGGCCCGCGTTTGAGCGTGCGCCTCGCGGCCATCGGCGGCGAGGATCTCCCCGCGATCGAGGCAGCGCTCGACCGCATCCAGGCCGGACAGGACATCGACGCGCCATGAGCCCCACGCTCTTCGACCCTCCTTATTCGTGCACCGCGGCCGAATATCTGGCCATGACTGGGGCCCGCGACGCCGAGACCGCGGCCCGGAAGAAGGCTGTCGATACCGACCCGCGGGCCAGCGACGATGCGCGGTGGACGCGCATCTATGACCTCTGCCACCTGCGAGGCGATTCGCAGGGCATGGCCCATGCGTTGTCCCAGATCCAGGATCGCGTCTGGGCGGCCGAGCTGACCTGCCGAGACATCGTCGAGACGCCGCCGGACCTGGAGGCGCGATGATCCAGATCGCCGTCCAAGACGCCCAGGTCCTGGACTATCTGTCCCGCATCCGGGCCAAGCTGAAGCATCTGAAGCCCGCCATGGCCGGCATCGGCATGGAGCTGGAGGCGGCGGTGTCGGCACGCTTCGAGACCAAGACCGATCCAGCGGGCGGCGAGTGGGCCGAGTGGTCCGAGCGCACCAAGGCCACCTATCCCAAGGACGGCAACGCGACCCTCCTCGATCGCTACGGCGATATGCTGGACAGCCTGAGCCACCTGGCCACCGACGACAGCGTGGCCATCGGCTTCGGGGTGCCGTATGCCGCCTATCACGAGTGGGGCACCGTGCGCATGCCCCGTCGCGGGCTCTTGACCCAAGACCCGGATGGGCCGACCCTGTCGGAAGGGGACACCCGGCGGGTGCTCGACATCCTAAGCACCTTCCTCTCAGAGCCTTGAGGGCCGCCCGCACAGGAGCCCCGTAGAGCCCGCCCCACCCCCGCCCCGCTACCCTCGCCAGGCCCTGCCCCTGTGGCGAGGAATTAACGGGGAATTAACGGCGATTAACGCTATCCAGGCCCAGGCCTGGCAGGGGAAACGATTCCCCCGCCCTTCCCGGCCCCCGCGGCGGCACCATGCCCACCCATGGACCGCCAGCCCAACACCCACCCCCCGCGCGCCGTCGCCGCCCCGCCCCAGGAGATCCTGGGGCGGGTGCAGTGGTGCGGGGCCGATCTGTGCGCCCAGCGGGCCGAGCCCCCCGAGACCTCCGAGACCCCCGCCGCCCAGTGGGTGCAACTGCTGCCTGCCGGCGAGTTCAGCGGGCG